TTTCTACTATTACTTTGTTCGGGGTGTTAGATGTCAATACACAAAAGTTTATACTATTGACTGTTGTTACTGTATTATAAGACCTGTTGGATACGTGTACTGCACGACCTTGTGCTGCATTAAGGTATCCTATATCTACTACCGGACTACCTGTTACTACAGCAACCAAGGTTAGTTGGTGGGCTTGAGTGATAACGGATAGGCTTATAGTAGGTTCTTGAGATACTACACCATCGGCGTCTATGTTGTGCGTCTGGGTTATACTTGAGGGGCCAAGGGTAGGTTGACCTGTAGTAATGGGGAGGGCAATAGCACTTGTAACTTCAGATACAGTAGGCGAACCAATAACTGGAGGCCCTGCATTGATGTTATCAGCAGCTAGTGAATGGTCTTGAACCAAGCTTGACGGCTGAATAACAGGGAATCCTGTCGTCAAACCATTGGCTATAATAATTTGGTCTTGGGCTATGCTAGGTGTACCAACAACAGGAGCGCCTGTGGTGATATCTACAGCAACAATCCCAGCACCTTCAGAGGCACTCGCAGCGCCAATTACCGGAGCGTCTGTAGTAATACTAGCGGTAATCAGGGAATGTACTTGCGTAAAATCTGCCAAGTCTACCGTGGGTGAACCAGTAGTAATACCTAACAGGGAAATAGTTGTAACTTCAGATACAATAGGCACACCAACAGAAGGCGTTCCTGTAGTAATAGCTGTAAGTGCTAGATCGTGTCTTTGAGTTAGATCGGAAGCACCAACGGTAGGCTGACCAGTTGTGATAGCCGTGAGGCTTATGTCATGTTCTTGAGTTAAATCAGAATCACCAACGGTAGGGCTGTCTGTAGTAATACCTACACCAGTAAGAAGGTAAACAATCTCAGCAATAACCCCATCATCACCTAACGGAGCGGAGGCGAGAGGGGAAAATCCTAGCATGTCTTACTCCGGTTTAGTGGGCCAATCTACCGAGAACGGAAAGCCTTCTTGTGCAGTCACATCGCGTAACGCTTGGCGGTACGATGCCCAAGCTGGTGTCACCGTGTTGTCGCTCAAGGCCATCCAGTCTGTGTCTGACAGCAGGCGGTCACGCTTATTCCTGACGGCATCTTCTGCCTGATCCTGCGGCTTGTTCTCAACCGTGTAACCGATAACCCAGCGACCTGTCTTGTAAGTCTCGCCTGTATCTTCTTTGACCGCCGTCTCGTTGTTGTGAGGTTCAGGGTCACGCACAAGAACTTGTACAAGATTGTCGTGATCAGGCTGTGCCTCAGGCATCACATGGTAAATGCCATGACTTGCAAGGATTGCATCACCGATCTTCTTGGGGAAGCTGGTCTGCGGGTTGTCACGGCGAAGGTCTCCGAGCGTGTAAGGGAATTGCTCTACCTGTCCGTTTGTAGTTTTGACTAGCAGCATGATGCCTCCTTAGTCGGTTGAGTATTGGTAGATTGTGTCGTTTTGCGAGCCAACAACATACATCTTTGAGCCGTCAGATTTGAAGAACAAACCTTTTGGAACGTTGTCCTGAGCGGCTACAGAAAAGTTCTGAAGGTAGGAAGCTGAAGATATGTCCCAAGCAGTGCTCAGGTCATATTCGGTTACGTCATCTCCACTGGACCCAACAACATACATCTTAGTTCCATCGGGGTTAAAAGATAAATCTGATGGGCTTACTTCTTGAATGTTTACGGAGAAACTTTGCAAGAAAGCTGCGGTAGATGTGTCCCAAGCTGTGCTTAAATCATACTCGTTTACGTTGTCTACGTTAGGCCCAACAACATACATTTTAACTCCGTCAGGCTTAAAAAACACACCAGACGGGGCAGTTTCTTGTGCGGCAACAGAAAAACTTTGCAAGAAAGCTGCGGTAGATGTGTCCCAAGCTGTGCTTAAATCATACTCGTTTACGTTGTCAGAAGATCGACCAACAACATACAACTTGAGTCCATCAGACTTAAAAAATAACCCTTGTGGATTTGTTTCTTGTCCTGAAACGCTGAGTCTTTGCAAGAAAGCTGCGGTAGATGTGTCCCAAGCTGTGCTTAAATCATACTCTCCCACGTCATTCCCAGAATCACCAACAACATACATCTTGGTTCCATCAGGCTTAAAAAACAGCCCTTCTGGATTTAAATCTTCCCCAGCAACACTAAAGCTAACACTATCATAACTCGCATTGCCCAAGTCAGGGTCTGTCCAGCCAGAAGGCTCAGGGCCAGCACCAGCAGAGCCAGCAGCCGCCATCTGCATCAGTCTAGCAACACTCATGCCATTGCCCCACCAGCGAGGAAGCCATAATACGTTGTCCCACCATCCTGCGTGTAGAACGAGTAGACATTCGTAGCGCCGCTGGCAGGGGCCGTAGGAGCCGTGCCACCAGCCCAGTCAACCGAGGCAGGCCAAGTCACAGTCACCGTCGCAGAGGGTGTTACCTTGAGCGTGAAGCCATAGGCAGTGCCAGAGGCAGGTGGGTTACTGAAGACGTACGTTTGGCTTGTAGCAGGTGCATCCGAAAACACGTTGCCAGTGGACAGGTCGAGGGTGCTTGAGGTAATGTCACCGACTGTTTCACCAGAAGGTGCTGCTTCAAAGAAACCCTTTGTATAGTCGATGACAATGCTCATTATACCGCAACGCTCCCGTTCATGTCGTCCTGTGTCATCAACCAAGCGTAGCACTTGTCGAGGAAGTTATCACCAGAGGATACTTCAACCTCAGCCAAGTCAGCATGGTAGCGGCGGAAGTCCACCTCACGGGTGTCATCATCAGGTGTGCCAGTGGCGTAGCCAGCGACATCAATCATCACTGTGAACTTGGGGCCACCCTCACGCATACGGGAGATAGCTGCAGTGACAATACGGAAGTAAGCACCAGCAAACGGGGTGCCGTATTGACTGTTAGTCAGGTCGATTTTAATAGCCATTAGTATGTCACCTCCGAGGTGTTGATTGTTGCAACCCACCGGATGTTTGTGGCTGCTGCACCTGTGACTTCGATCTTGAGGCCACCGTTGGTCGTGTCAGCCGAGAGCGTCATGCCCCATGCTGGAGTGTTGTCCAAGACAGTTGTAGCAGAGTTGACCAGCACTGTCGTCCCTGCCGAACCTTCCCTACGGATCAAGCCTTCAACCTTCCATGCTGCACATGCAGTGCCTTGAGAGGCTTGCTGACGGGCTACGATGGTGCCGTGGAAGGCGTAGGCAGAGTTGTTGGGGAGGATGACTTGAATTACACTCAACAAACTGGCGCTGTTAGTGGTCGTCATAGCTTCAGGAGTGGCATCAGTCGTATCAGAGCGCAAGACAACAACGCCTGTTTGGGCGTCCCCCGCTACAGAAAACCTACCGCCCGCATAAGCGTACTTTCCCCTAATAACAGAAGAAGCGTTGCTGCCGAGGGCAACAGAATAAAGTTGAGAAGCGACACATTGCAGCCCAATAGCTACGGTACTGTTGCTCGTAGATTGAGTTTGACTGCCAATAGAAACACTGCTAGATGCTGTGGCGTTCGTGGTTGCCCCTATAGATATACTTGATGATCCTGATGCGCCATAGCCGGTACTATTACTACCAATTTGAACCGCAAAAGAACTTTCATTCCCCGCCCTAGAGTTTCCAACAGAAAACGATCTTGCGCCTGATGCAATCCCCCTAGAATCACCGATAGCTACAGCATCAGTCCCTGTGGCAGTAGGTGACAATGTACTGCTTGGGTTCTCAGCATACAACTCAAGAACAGGCGGAATGTCCTCAGCCGTAGCCGAGACATACACCACAGCAGAGCCAGTCAGGTTCAACGCAGCGTCAGCATTGGAACTCTCGCTGACAGTCCGCGTCAGGGTTCCAGCAGAGTAAGTCCCAGTTCCGATTTCCCAGTCAGTACCGTCTTCAATGACATAGCGAACTACATCAGAGTTTAATACACCAGCATCAGCAAAGGATTGATAGCCGCTCTCGGCAGAACCAAGAGTTAGTGTGCCTGTGCCAGTGGTGGCGGTGGCGACTTTGGCTCTGTTTACGAGAGTGACCATTCAAGGAACCTCTTTAGGCTGGATCAGGAATACCGATTGCTACGGAAGACAGTGTGAAGGTGTTACCAGAAGTAACGGCCTGAGAGGCAGAAAGAGAG